CATTGCAACACATCTCTAATATCGCCTTGATAGTGGTTTCCAGCCTTATCAGTTGGCAAGATGTCGCAACTCATAGCGTAATGCCCTGCTTGCGTGAAAGCATCTCTCACTCTGCCTGAGTATTCACAAGCTACTAAAACCCTCATTTGTTGCACTCCTTTAAAAAATATGTTTTAATCCGCTTAAGTTTGTTTTAGTGGTGGTTTTAGGTTAGTTATGCGATGGGGGCATCCATGACGATTTAAGACCACTCACCATTAAAACCACCATTAAAGCAAACTAATACGGGGCATTTACCCAGCCCTCCTAAACATTGTGGTGATGGATAGGGATAAACGAGGTGGCTTTCATCTGTCAGACCTTTACAGGAACGCACTGGCTTAGTTAAGCACCAACCGATAAACGATAACCACTCTCTTTTTGAGAACTTCCGCCCTAAGCGGGTTTGGGGCTTAGCTCTTTTCTCAATCACCACAAAAACACGCAATACCTTCTTCATCTGCAAACAGGTCATCTTGCTTTCCCACATTGTCAAACATCTGTTGGTAACTTGGTCGATCTTTTCTAAACCTTGCCCCATCCCCTGTAAATTGACCAGCAGAGTGGATTCGAGCTTCCTGAGTAGCCCACCAGATCGCACGAGATGGTTTTTCAGCAATAAGGGATTGAATTTGATGACGACCTTTTAAAAAGCATAGGTCACAATTACCATGAACAGTTTTACCCCCTCTGTTAGGTAATCCCAAATCAAAGGGTTGCTCTTGCCAAAACTTGCCAACATCGGCAGCAGTAACTCCTGCCGTATAAAGTGGCACACGCTCACGTGACATTTTGACTGCTCTGCGGGGTTCATCGGCTCTAATGCCAACCCAATCCATGTTTTCGTTGTGTTCCCAACCTAATGATTTTAAGTAGCGGTGAATGGTTCTAATCTTGAGTTCTATGGTGCAAAACCTCGTTACAGGGTTTGGAAGATAGTTTTTCTTGGTAATTAAGGCTTCAAACGGCTCTCCAGACCTGCTGGCAGTTAAAAAGTCCACCACCTTAAACTTGGGATCGGTTGGCAAATACTCAACCCATGCGATAGGTACTTTCCAATGCTCTGAGCAATCCTGAACGAATCTGAGTGTTGCTTCTTCTTCCTTACCTGTATTTGCAAAACAAACCACAGCTTCTTCTGGTAACCCGTCATTGGACTGCAACACCCGCCAAAGCATATAAGCGGAAGTTCTGCCACCGCTAAAGCTAATCACAGTCGGTTCTAATATCTTAAAGGGATCACTCATTAAAACTCTTTCTAAGGGGTTTTCTCACAGGCGTGATACTTACCCCTTCTCTGATAGTTTAAAGGGCTAGAATAAGCCATATAAGAGGAATTACCGCTATTGCACAAGCAATAAGGATAAGTTTGTCGGTAAAGCTATCTTCTTTATACATATAAAGAACCTTTCTTAACGGTTGAACTCCAGGCATTGAACGACAAGGGGTTTTCCCCTTGCTTCATGCACCAATAGACATAAGCGGTATATTTGTCGGTTTTGCTCATGCTTTCACCTCTTTAGATGTCCAAAAGCCTTCAAGGCACTTCGTGCCGTCATCTTCCAACATATCGTCAACAGAGTTGTACATTCCGACATATTCATCGGATACGCAAAGAACTTTGCCGTTTGATAAATGGAGGATGTCAACCATACATCCACCGCCTGTGTTCCATGTTTCTTGTTTAGTGATGTGGTACATGATTAGATCCATTCGTGGCGATATTGTTTAGAAGGGTTTACAGCTCTTAGGATGTTGTGAACGATATGGAATCCCATATCCATGCCACAACCACGCACAACTATGCCGTTGTGTTTGCCTTGCTTCATTCCTAAAGCTGTAGATACGAGGTAGTCCAAATGAATGATCCGACCCGCATCAATCATCTTTACGCTGATTTCTCGTTGCATACCTGAACCGCTAACATGGCGTAAAACTGTGTAAATAGTATCGCTAGAAATATCACGCAAAATTTTGTCTAGCTCGGTTCTTGCGTTCTCTTGGTCTTGCTTCTTGCTCATTTAATTCTCCTTAAAAGGTGCGGGTTCTCACCGCTGTTTTACTACTGATTAGACTGCATAGATGTGATTATAAACATATAACGATTATAGAAACAATAGGTTTACACAAATATTTTTAAATTATTTTTTTAACTGTTTGAGTGCCTGCAGCGATGACCGCAGCGTTGTGGATAGCTATTTTCTATTGTCTATATAGACTATACTTCTATATATAGATGTTTATAGACTTCTAGCTTCTATTGTTTATAAGTTAGTTTATATAGTGGTGTAGTAGATAGATTTATAGATGGTTAGCCAGATCAAATGATGGGCGGATAGATTGCCTACACGCCCCCCTCTGTCGTTTTATAGATTCTTATTGGGGTAGCCATCAATTAAGCATAACCATAGCTTAGACTGACATTGGGATGGTCAGTTGGGATGGTCAGCGATTACAGAACACAGCACAGACAGTTAGTCCTTTGAGATGGACTTAGACTTGCTAAGGGAGGAGACCCATTCGCAGCTCCCCCCAAAAAAAATTACAGTTTATTTAGCGTTACGGTATTGTCAGTTAAATTGACTGTTTGATGACCGCAGTAAAACTTACGGCTTAAGATATTGTTTTGATTAAAGATATTGAACGTAGTCCACATCGGACCAGTAGCTACGCCCTCTATGTGCTGGCAATATTTACTGATTGCGCCTATGCCAGTCACGTCTAAACCCCAGTCTAGGGTGCAAGAAACCATCCCTGTAGGGGCAGTTGTGACTACTTTTAGCCCCTGATTTGACAATTCCCGTACCCGTTTTTCAAAAAATTTGGGGGTAAAGTCTGGTAATTGCCCAGATGACGGGGATGAGTTAATGACCAGGACATCAAAATCAATGTCATACGGTTCATTTAGGGCGGGGTAATCGAATAACAGATCTTCCCTGCAAGCCATAGGAGAGGAAATCTCAAGGATGTTAGATAGATGATCGAACCATTCTAAGTAAAAAGCTACCCAATCATGCTGTAGTGGATGGCTGTAGAAGTAGTTATCCCTACCAATCCAAGCATTATGTGCGCCACTCGGGATACTTAGCCCTTGCAAGCTGATAGGCATATCCTCTACAAGAGGGGTTAGCTGGTCAATATGAGCAGGATTGACATGGTGCGTGAACTCTAGATGCGGTTCTTGCTTGCAAACTCTGCGTAAATAGTTAAGATGAACTAGGTTATCCCCTAGACGATATTCATTGTATGTGTGTATCATGGTGGTATGATGAGTTAAGTTATAAGGAGAATATCACAATGAGTATTGAGGTGGAAAAAAATATACCAATACCCCCTGAGAAAAAGCGCAACGTGTACCCATATAAGATATTAGAGGTCGGAGAATCATTCTTTGTGCCAACGGGGAAAATTCAGATTGTCTGCAATGCAAACTACCGCACAGGCAAACAATTAGGTAAAAAATTTATAGCTAGAAAAGAAAGTGAAGGGGTAAGAGTATGGCGAACGGAATAAAAGATGCTCAATCAGTACAACAGTACATTGAGAAAGCAGGTGATCTTGCCAAGAAGCAATATATGCAACGGGTGTGGGAAATGACGAAAGAACAAATCTTTCATGAGCTGATGCGGGTTCATGCCAAGTCAGCCGAGTTGATGTTGCAAGCAGAAGCCGAGCTGCAATACCTCAGATCTTTGTTAGATGGTCCTGAGGATGGGGATGCAAGACACTGATCGGTTAAGAAAAGAAAGACTCTTGTATAAGACTGAAATGTTAAGGGCGTTATCTTGCCGAACCAAGAAGCAGAAAATAGCGCTTGCAAGCGAGTGGAAGGCGAAGTACAGCCCAATGACCTATGACGGTCTTATCAGCCTGGCTAAGAACCATGTAGCACGTTTAAAGGTGGCTTATTGGGATTTACCTAACTTTGAAGAAAAACGGATGGAGAAGCACAATTGAAAACCGCAGCCGTAGTAACCGTAACTAGGGGTGATCGCCCTTGGGAGCTATCCAATTGCATCGCTTCAGTCAAAGCTCAAACGTATCCTGCAAACCATTACATTTTGTGTGACGGTGATTTTGATAATTTTGTAAAGATTAAAAAAGATTATCCAGAAGCAAAAGTCTGTTATTGGGATGCCAAGATTGGCGGTGATGGTTATGCGGGGCAACGCTGGTTAGCTGCTGCGCCTCAGTTATTGACTGAGGAAGTCGCTTTCTTTTGTAACGATGACGATTGGTACGATCCTGACCACGTAGCATCCATCATGAGCAAGATTGAGCAAGGGTATGATTGGGCGTATAGCCTTAGGTCAATCTATGACAAGGAGGGGAACTTTTTGTTTGATGACAACTGCGAAGCCCTCGGAGAGCTACACGATTCATGGAATATCCCAGGTCATCACTTTGTTGACTGGTGTATGTGGGGAATGAAAACCTCATTCCTAAAACAACTAGCAATTATTCTCAATCAACCTAGCCCACAAGTGGATCGGCAGTTTTATGAGGCTGCAACGCAGATTGTTCCTAATTTCACCTCTACCAACAAGCACACGTTTAATTTTAGGCTTGGCGGGGAATGTGGCGTACAAAAAGAATTCTTTGAGATGGGCAACCACTCCCTGCTACAACGGTTTAATGGCAAATTGCCTTGGATCATTACATGAACCAGTTTAATCTCAAGCATTTTTATAATTTTTGTAAGCAGCTCAAGATTGAAACCAAGGAGCAAGGCTTACGCAAGATGGACCATTTACTAGGTACGCAAACCTATGTGATGGATGAAATCAATAAAGGATTGGCAGACGGATGCCATTTTTTTGTCATTCTGAAAGGAAGGCAGCTTGGAATCACAACTATTTCACTCGCACTCGATCTCTATTGGCACTTTATGCACCCAGGGCTTCAGGGAACACTTACAACGGATACGGAAGAAAACAGGGATATGTTCCGATCAACCCTTGCCATGTATATGGATGGTTTGCCCAAGGAGTATAAAATCCCACTCCTTGCTCACAACCGAAATCAGCTTTCCCTCAAGAACCGCAGCCGTCTCTTTTATCAAGTCGCTGGGCTTAGAGCAAAAGGAAGTCTGGGTCGTGGTAAGGCTATTACATACCTACATGGAACAGAAACAAGTTCTTGGGGTGACGAAGAAGGACTAGCTTCTCTCTTGGCGTCATTGGCTGAAACTAATCCTGACCGTTTGTACACGTTTGAGAGTACGGCACGGGGCTTTAATATGTTTCACGATATGTACGTGACCGCTAAAAAAGCCCGTACTCAACGTGCCATTTTCTGTGGCTGGTGGCGTAATGAGCTGTATATGCTAGATCCTAAAGACAAGACCTATGAAGTCTATTGGGATGGCAAGCTGACAGGCGAGGAAAAAGAATGGGTTAGGGATATTAAGAAACTTTACAATGTAGAGATCAATTCCCGTCAAATAGCATGGTGGCGTTGGAAACTGTACGAAGGTATCAAAGACGATAGCCTAATGTACCAAGAGTTTCCGCCTACTGAGGACTATGCCTTTGTGATGACGGGTACATCATTCTTTTCTAATGCACGGTGTACGGATGCCGTTAAGAAATTAAAGAAACGCACTTATGATTCTTACCGCTATAGCTTTGGTGCTAACTTTCAAGATACTGAAGTTCTTAAATCAACAGAGCGCTTGGCAACTCTTAAAGTCTGGGAAGAACCAGTTGACACGGCTTATTATGTTATTGGTGCTGATCCTGCTTATGGATCTAGCGATTGGGCTGACCGATTTTGCATCCAAGTATTTAGGTGCTACGCAGATGGACTAGAACAGGTCGCTGCCTTTGCAACTTCAGAATTAAACACTTACCAGTTTGCTTGGATCATTGCTCACTTAGCGGGTGCATACAAAAACTCCACCCTGAACCTTGAAATCAATGGTCCAGGTCAGGCGGTCATCAATGAATTGCGTAACCTTAAGCGTCAGGCTGCCAGTATGGGTACAGCCTTAGGCAAAGACTTGCTTGATGTGTACGGCAATATGCAAAACTATATTTGGCGTAGGAACGATACCCTTGGTGGGGTGTCCAATTCTATTGGCTGGATGACTACGCAAGCAACCAAAGAACGGATGCTGACCTACATGAAAGATTATTTTGAGCGTGGGATGATGGACATTTGGGATATGGATACCATTGAAGAAATGAAAACCACTATCCGTGATGGTAGCTCCATTGAAGCTTCAGGTCGCAATAAAGACGATAGGGTGATTGCTACCGCCTTGGCAAGCGCTGCTTATGCCGAACAAGTACAACCTAGATTGATTACAGCAAAGCTCACACGTCCAATGTCTAGGATGCAAGATGACTTTACGCCAGAACAGCTTACTGTTGGCAGAAATGTAAGCGATTACTTAAAAAGAATTGGGGTTTACGGTAAATGAAGTCTGTAATACCAAAAATGGAACTCAAGCGGATTATGAAACGCTTTTTGCAAGATAAAAACCGAGGAATATCTGTAAAGCTGTTTGCTGAGTTGGCTGGCGTGTCCGAAGCGCATATACGGGATGTTTTTTTGGATGAATCAGAACCATTGACCGAATATATGCAAAGACGTGTGAGTAAAGCCTACATTGAGTGGGTAAATGGAGAAATATCTATTATGCAGAACCGTGATAACACTAGGTTTGTGCAATATCGTAAAGAAGCTAAACCTGACATGGCTAAAACTACGGGATTGCACTTAGTTAACGGAGAGATTAAGATTAAGGTGGGTATTACAAATAGATCTGATTATTCTGTTTTAACACTTGACGAACAATTAAAGGGGAGATAACAATGGCAGTTGTAAATGATTTTCACTGTGCAAAGCACGGATACTTTGAATCTAGGGAGGCTAAATGCCCCATGAAAGGTTGTCATGAAGAAGTTATGGTCGTATTTTTGCAAGCTCCTAACCTTATCAGCCAAAAAACTAGATTCACAGATAAGTCAACAAAGCAACTTGCAATCGAGTTCGATATGTCAGACATCAAAACCACCCGTGAAGGTGAAAACCAAGCAGGTTACCTCACCCGCAAAAACAAGTTCAAAGAAAAAGACTACGCAGAAGCCGAAAAGTACGCAACTCGTAAAAGAGGCAACAAAGACAAACTTAAACCAGTTCCCACTCAAGAAGCGCCAAAAGAAAGCCGTCCAGGGGATGCAGCGATCTGGGGCGGGGGAATGAAGGGAATGAATATGCAATCCATTCTTGCAGGTCAGTTTGCTAAACCTGTAAGAGATGAGCAAGTGGGCTTGACACCTAATCAAGCTGGCATTATAAAAGGACCTACAACCCTTGCTGGCGGTACAATGAGAGATCCCGATAACTTGCAAATTAAAAAATGAAAATTCCGTCATCACCTGAAGCTAGAGAAGAATTATATTTGGACATCATCAATAAGTGCATGGTGTCCAAAGAAGCTAGAAAGGGTGATTACACAACACTAAGAGCATATTATTTATTTGGCGCAGGTCCAGAACAACCACCAGCGTATTTCAATAAGATTCATCCGCACTTAGATCAACTTACTTCATTTTTATATTCAGCAGAAACAACACGATTCTCTATTGCGCTAGGCGCATCGGTACATCCAGCCGAACATCACAAAGCACCAACATTAACTCAAGCACTCAATGATGAGTGGCTTAACTCTAATGCAGACCAAGTATTTTCAACTGCACTGACATGGGCGCTTGTGTACAACACCACTTTTATTAAGCTGGTGT